AATAACGTTTGTCAAAAATATCTTTTAAAAGATTAGGACGAATGTTAAGATCTTTATTCCATGAATGCACATTGTTATGAAAGAAATATTTTATATTATTATTCTCACAAAAGTTTTTTACTAACATGATATACCCAAACCATTTTTCGTGTTCTAAGTCTTCGTCCCAAAGATATTGAGCACAGAACATTTGTGCATCATCTCCAAAACTACACACCGTATTACCGTTCTCATCTTTGACCCATTTGGTTGTATTTGGATTTACAAAGTTTGTACCAAACATTTCGATCTCAGTTGACACCATACCAATTGGCGGCCACTCACCTGTCTTCTTAAGCATTTTAATTTCTTCTTTGGCCGTAATTTCTAGTCTATTAATACCACTCCACCCTACAATAACAAACACCTTTGATAAGTCTTGTCCTTCTTGTTTTAGTTTTAATAGATCTAAAATAGTTGTACGTGCAATCCATTCATTAGGTGCACCAGGTAATGCACTATTAACATTGTTTCCAATATTAAGTTTATCTGTTATCTGCATTGGATAAGCATGATATTTGTTTTCTTCTGATACATTGTTATTACCTAGGATTTCCATTCCATGTGTAAAACTATCGCCATTTGCATATAATATTTCGTACATTATTTTACCTTATAATTAAATGTTACAACTAGTCTATGCCCAGGTGTTCTAGGACTGCTACTACTATGATATTGTAACCCGTTAAATGTAATTATCGTATTTGCCTTAGGGTATACTGTATCTTTGACTGTAAAATTATTGTCTTGACTAGGAAATACTTCATTGTAAAACACCGTAGGTGCATCGCTGTTGTTTACGTAAAACAAACTAGTTTTATGTTCAAATTTAAAATCCACATGAGCATCGTGATATTGATCTTGTTGTTGTCCTGAATAAAATATAAACCCTATTCTACAGCGAATTAAGTCAATATCTCCTAGTAATTCTTTCACAGGATTTAGTAATAATGCAAGACTAGGATTTTCAATTTTTCCATCTTCGAATACATTAGTGCTGAATCCGTATTGTTTTTTTCCATCACCATATGCAACATTATGATTGTATGTCCACGGAACTAAATTACTTGTTAGATTAGATTCTAACAATTTTAAATCATATTCTTTAATTGCGTTATCTATTATTTTCATTAAAATAATTCTTTGCTAATAGTTCTATTTTAAGTTTGCTAGTTTCGATACTATTGATTATTTTTGTAAGTGTATATACTTTGCCGTATGTTTTAATAGCATCATTTACATCTTTAATATTGTTATCCCAGTCTGGAAAACTAACACCCCATCCATAATGTAATGCACTATCAAGTAAATCTGCACCTGCTTTATCTCTGTCAGGAACAACAACTACTTGCCGTTGTAAACTGTTAATTGCCATTGCTTGTGTGTCTTTAACATCATTACTTAATACTGCAACACCGTCTATACTAATAGCATCTAACGGACCTTCAACAACAAAACAATAACGTCTATGATAGTTTTGTTTATCTAAGTTAAAGACATATCCTGGTTGGCTATCAGTTATATATTTGGGGGAGCCATTTCCTATCTTTCTTGCAGTGTATCCGACTACGTCCCCTTGATAATAAAAAGGTATTATTAATCTATTCCTATAAGACCCTTCCGGTGTCCACATAAATTTATAATCATCTATCATCAGGCCTCTACTCAAAAGATATTCAATGGCTCCAAACAAATCTGGATCCAACCCGCTTGGCTCTAATGCCTTCCAGTCATGCCATTCCATAATTGGTCTTGCTCCGACTGGCAGTTCTTTATTTTGAAATGTAGGCGTAATGAATGTTTCTTCTTTGCGTTGAGAATCTGAGTCAACTTGTATTATTTTCAAAGCCTCTAGACTAAGTCTAGTTATTTCAGAATCTGGCATGCCAAGCCAACCAAGAAGTTTACGTAATTTATAAGATAAATTTCTTCCTGGAACATAACTTGCAGTATATCCGCAATTGAAACAATGATAACTTGTTGTTCCATCTCCGTTCTGCATTAACCCACCACGCATACGTTTATCCATATTTTCTCCATTATGGATACAGCATGGACCATTAAAACTAATCCAACCACTAGGGGTTTTCTTATGTTTCGAAGGTAAGGAGGTTAGTAGTGTTTGTTGTATCAGATTCATATTACTATTTTACGATCTTAATAGTAATTTGTCAAGTGTTCCGGTGTTCGAAATGGAAGGAATATGCTTAATTCTTAGCCAATTATATACTCCGTTGACATTGAAATAATTATTTCCTGTTGCGTTTGAAAGTACAACATCTTTTATGCTTACCCAGTCAGTGTCGTTAGAAGGTTGATTATCAAGCGTTGCTTCTAATGTAACTGTTCCGCTATATGCAGTAGAGTAATATTGTACTGTATGCAAATCATTTGCACGTTTTAATCTAGCATGAGCATCTATATGACTACTAATATGTGTAGTAATGTTCGTGTCATAATCAGTAGTTGATGAAAACGTAGTAACTTCGTCGCTTGGAGTATGCATTGCATAACAAGCATCTGATATTTCTAAACGTCCACACGCACCATGATATGTGTTTGTATAAACAGGTTTTACTTTGTTGTTTACAGTTCTAGTAATGCTAAATCTATATTTTTGTGATATTAAGTCAATTGTATCACTTTCAGATAATTCTACAGTGATTACGCCTTTTGTAGAACGAGTCGAACCGTCATCAACTATAGTCATAGTTTTGTTTAAGAAACTAGCACCATTTGCATTGTCTAATATCGTAAACTTAAAAACATTACCTGAACTAATATCTATAGGTTTTTGATCTTGGTTCTTAACCGTAAATTTTAGAGTGTTATCCACTCCTTTAAAAACATTTAAATCGTCCTGATACATAGGTGCGAATCCTTGAGTAATTCCGGCATCCAAATCACTGTAGATGGCATTACCGGTTTCATAAATATATATTGGTACTTTGAGCATATCATTGTGTCATCCAATAGTATTTATATGAAAGACATGACAATTAAAAACGAAGAATTAGAACAAACTATACCTTTTATTAGCGGAGTTAAACACGCTACAAATGAGTACGTGGGCATTATAATAAATCAAGATCATGCAGTAACTAGCATGTACGATTTAGGTACTTGTACAGATGACGAAAAACGTCTAATCTTACAGTGCGGTGAAATTTGGTGGTGGGAATCGAACAGAAAAATCCCTATCAATATCTTTATGAAAAAAGAAATGCATGTCTTTAAACACATGATAAAAAGTTTTACTACAAAAGATATTGAGATATTGTTCGGACCTGTAGTTAGATTACACGACATTGCCCAGAAACGAATTAAACGTAAAAGTATTCAGTTAGTTCGTAAACTTAAATAAAAGACTATATCAACAGTTAGGTATATGAATAGTACCCCTAATGATGTAAGTTGAAGGCCTAATAGCGACGGCATTATCAATAACCAAATAATAATTTTGAACAAATAATTAAAACCTTGTTCCTCTGGAACTGTATAAAACAACCAATTCATCATGGTTGTTGAGCACTTACTTGTTCACATAATAAATTCATATGTACTACGATTGCATGAGCATATGCAACTGCATGTGCTTTCTTAAAATAATAACTTCCGTCAGTTGGTTTCGTCCACACTTCCTTCATAATGTCTGGCCACTGCTTCCCTATAAGATGACGCTTCGCTGGTCTTATCATCGCTAGTACTGCCGCCAACTGTTGTATGCTTGTTGGCTTCACGCTTTTTAGAATTGTACTGTGTTCTGCGACGTGAAACAATTTGTTGCTGAAGTCTGGCTCTGTTAGTAACTCCCATAACGGCTCCTTCTCTAACAATGTATTTAAGTGTTCTTCATCTCTTACATGTTCATAGATATGGACATTAAGCATGTCAATTTTAAAATAACCACGTTCGTCGGCTTCTTTATGATCTATAGTACATAAGCCAGTAAATGGTTGCACTGGAGCATTATGAAAATAAACACCTGTGTTATGTTTTTTAACTTCTTGTTTTTCTAAACGAGATGCAGTCACATGTTTAAATTGTGCTAAAACTTTATCTCGATCAAAAAAATCTAAATCAACATCAGGCATAATATTTCTTAAACTCTTCGTACTCGTCTTGTTTAGATTCTGGTACCGACCATTTAAAAACTTCAATTAAATGAAGACCACTTGCGTCCCATTCATTGTCATCTTTATGACCACGTCTCATACCAAAGCCGTGTCCACCTTTAGTTTTAGTCATAGTCTTAGGATCATATGTTGTTGACTCTTTGTATCTAGAGCCTTTTGTTACGAGTTTTTTTGGTAATGTTTGTCTAGGCAATTTGTGCTTCCTTTGTTATTTCTTTTACTAGTTTAACATCTTCTGAGTTGTTTGTAAAGTGTTTTTTCCAGTATGTTATATCCAAAATAGGCTCTACCATAGTTAGATGCTCGTCATTAAAACTTCCAACCAATTCAATACCAGCCGCTGTATTTAATAGCAACCACGGACTAATACGTCCATATCTAATATCGTTGACTGCCCTATTATGATTTACATATTTGAAATAATGATTGTATGGCGATTCGTGTTTGTCGCCCCAATCCATCATCGTTTGTATCGATCTACGAACTGCACCTTCAACAGGTTCTACTTTAATCATTTCAAAAAGATATGTATCATATAGTGCGTCACGACTCCAATGATCTAATTTAACACCGCTTTTGATTACAAAGTCAATAAACTTTTCTGGGTATATACAACTAACGTTAGTAACAAAACTACCAAATTTAACAAATGCATTATAGTATGGACTCTTACAAAAGTCTTCGTATGTCTTTTCTTTACTTCGTTGCACTTGCTGATAAAATTTATTAAAAGTCATAAAACCAACTTGCACACGTTTCTCATCTTTTTGTAAATGTCGACGCTTTGCTTCGCACATATGGGCTATCAGCGTTTTCTCTTTTTGAAACGCTTTGCCACAATGTACACAATCAAAATCCTTATTTGGCATTTGGATCCTGTTCTTCCATGTATTGTTTTTGTTCACTTTTTGACATAACACTTGATAAGGTTGTTGCATCGTCCACCTTCATATTAGGATTTTTATCTAAAAGATATTGTTCAAATTTATTCTTTGCTTGTTTCTTTGGCGCCGCTACATACTGATGAAAGAAATTTTCATATGCACCACACATTGCCATTAACTTCCACAGTAAGCCTTTATGATTTTTACTTAAGGTCCAGTGATGTTTGTTTACAAACTCGTTAGTCATTTCTAAATAATGTTCTTGAAAAAACTGATCAGCCTTAACATTACTTACATAACGCATAGCAATAAACGGAGCAAATAACTTTTTGTCATCATCGCTGAGTTTATTATACCAATCCTTGTTACGTTTATCTACTGCACGTAACATTGCTTTTAAATCAAGAAACTTTTTCTTTTCAGCCATGTCTCCTCCCGTCAAACACACAAACAAAATACAATTCTTCATTGCCTGCATGTACTCTGTGAAACACACCATCTTCGATTAGCACAGTATCTCCGGCTTCAACATTGTGTGTTACATCGTCAAGTTCCATAGTGCCATAACCTTCTAGGAACATATAAACTTCTTCTTGTCCTTCGTGCTTGTGTCCGCTTGTGCTTTTACGAGGACTTAATCTTGTGCTACTTACAACTAAATTTTTTAATGTAGTATTGTCTTTTACAATGTAGCGATCATCGTTTTTAACAACAGTACCTTCTATACTAGAACTTTTAAATTTCATTTTTTATTCCTACAATATTCATACTCATAACAACTCTGTTTTCATTAACTTGATTTGCTTGTACTCTATGTGAAAGCCAAGCAGGAAAAAGTAACACATCGTTAGTATTACATTGTACACTCTGCCAGAAGTCTTGTCTACTAAAATCTGTATGACTTCTTGGCATATATGTCCAACTTGAATGTAAAGGATTTCTAAATTCTATATCGCCACTATCTTCGGGTTTGTTTAAGTAAACACTTGCCGCCATATGTGCCGGACTATGATCGTGTTCAACAACATATCCGTTTTGGTTTGTTATATTAGTCCAACTATTCATAACTTCTAATGGTAATTCTTGCATATCCCATTCTTTCCAAACATTATTTACAATTGGTTGTAACCAAATCATAAAGTCGTGTAACTCCTCCCACATGTGTGGATCTAAAGGATTATGATTAGCATTTGTTTTGCCGCCGCCACGCATACTACCTGCATTCTCTGGCATCAACACTGTTTCTTTAATAGCACGAGAACAAGCAGATGAAAAATTACCCGGATAAGTTGCTTTCCATACTAGTGTAGGTATTGTATTAATCGGGGTAAGCATCATTGTTTTCCATTGTTAAGTAATAAACTGTTTTTAATTCTTTTAACATATTCTGTAATGTTTTATTTCCGTCGTTAGCATTTTCTAATATTTCACTTATTTCTAATTCTGTTAAATGCCACTCTGGGTATTCTTTTTCTTGAATTAATATACGAGTCCCAGTTTCAGTATCACGTTCATAAACTGTTTCACCTCCATCTGGAGACTCGTATATTTTATCCATTATACTGCTACAAAGTACAGTAAACTTACTGCCGCTATTGCTAGACTGCCACCGTTAAGGTCTGCTTGTTTACCGCTTAATGCTTTAATAACAACATAAGCAATAAAGCCAATTGCAATACCATAGGCAATACTAAATGTTAATGGCATAATAACTGCCGCCAACACTGCTGGTGCATACTCCGTTACATCATCCCAATCAATGTCCTTAAGATTTCTTAAGAAGTAAGTTGCGATGAATATAAGTGCAGGCGCCGTAGCGAATGCAGGAATACTCTGTGCTAGAGGTGCAAGGAATAAACAAGCACCAAACAAGATAGCAACAACTACTGCTGTCAATCCTGTTTTACCACCTTCTTTAATACCTGCTCCACTTTCAATGTATGAAGTAGTATTTGAAGTTCCAGCCAATGCACCTGCTGTTGTAGCCACAGAATCTGCTAACAAGGCTTTGTCAATACCTTCGACTTCACCGTTTTTGTTAACTTTATCTGTTAGGTTAGCAACACTAGTAAGTGTACCTGCTGTATCTAAGAAGTCTACAAACAAAAATGCAAACGCAGTACCAATGAATCCTGCCGTAGCAATCATGCTAAAGTCTAAACTGAAAGCATGTGCCGGACTAGGAATTGCTCCTGCAAAACCATTTAAGTCAGATACTCCAAAGATCCAAGCAATAATACTTACTGCAAGGATGCCAACTATAATTGCTCCTGGTACTTTACGCTTGTCTAGGATAGCCATAATAGCAAAACCTAAACCTGCAAGTAATACAGGCCAACTAGAAATATCACCAAGTCCAACTAAAGTTGCAGGGTTGTCAATTACGATACCTGCATTTTTGAATCCAATGATAGCAAGGAATAAGCCAATGCCTGCCCCTACTCCAAGTTTCATACTTCGTGGAATTGAATTAATGATATATTTTCTAGCAGGTGTCAAAGACAATCCAATGAACACAATACCTGCGACAAATACAGCCGCCAGTGCTTGTTGGAATGTATACCCCATACCAAAGATTACACCAAATGTAAAGAACGCATTAAGTCCCATACCTGGTGCTAGTGCTACAGGCCAATTAGCCCATAGTCCCATAATCAATGTACCAATTACTGCGGCAATAATTGTTGCTGTAAATACAGCACCAAAACCCATACCGGTTCCTTCAGTTGAAAGAATAGCAGGGTTAACTACAGTAATATATGCCATTGTTAGGAAAGTGGCAACGCCAGCCATTACTTCTGTTCTTACAGTAGTACCTGCTTTTGTTAAACCAAATAGTTTATCTAACATGTTATTTTCCTTTTGTTTTGTTGCTTTTAACTTCTGTACCGACAGTTCTACGCACAATATCATTGTGATTAAATTCTGCCCAATACAATTCGAAAGCGACTCCATCTTCAAGTCCTTCGAATTGATGAATCTTACCAGGCTTCACCTGAGTAAATTCACCGGGACCAAGAATAGTTTCATCTACGAGACCATCTTGATCATCCTGCCAAACGCGGACAATCATCTTGCCCGATTCAACAAAGAATCCGTTCCATTTATATTTGTGTTCATGTTCTGAACATTTGTACTTTGCTTTAAATTCAATACGGTGAAACTCTAGTACACCGTTTGCATGTATCAATTCTGTTTGACCCCAAATCTTACCTGCTTTCATAGTCATTACCTTTCTCCTTATATATGCGTAAGCGTTCTTTAAAGTTATTAATTCTCCATCCTTTATAATTGTCTAAACGATGAAATTCTTCAGTTGTTACTAAATGATATTTTAACTTTATATCTTTATCTGTTAGTGGTATTAATTGTGCAATTGGTTCTCCGGGTGTTATACTAAATCTATTACCCGAATTTAAAAACAAGTTGTAGTCTGCAATATGTGTATACTTGAAATCAATTACACCTGGACTACTCCAATGACTTAACGGATTTTTTTGATGCCATTGTGGTTGACTCCATATCCATTCAATACTTTCATTAGTTTTAATTCTCCAAGGCAACGGTAGTTTAATATGTTGGTATCCTGGTTTATGATCTTTATAATCTTCTGCGGTATGACTTAACGGTTGTGAATATTTTTCAGGTAGTATATCAAATGCTACTTTACCGTCCATAAATTTTTGAATTGTAATACTGGCAGGACTAGGAATAATAAAACCTTTTTTCATATAGCCTATAATAGCAGGACAAGTTTTCATTCCTGCAACTTCAAGACCATCTAGGTGTATGTGTTGATGTGTATCTGGTCGACTGGTTGGAAGTTTTTTCCACCAATTAGGAATAAACTTCTTACTATGATCAGGACGAAACATATCGTAAGCATGTTTATCGTCTGTGTATAAATCAACTGTAATACTGTTACTAAAAAGCATCTTAAAATAATAAACTATAATCTAACGTTTCACTAGAACGAGAAACTTCTTTTACAAAAAATACACAATTAGGATTTTTCTTATCACCTAATGGTGTTGTAAGTAACTGTCCGGGTTTCAATTTAGGAAAATACCATTTAACATCTTGATATACGTTTACTACATCAACACTTACAAAGTCAGGTCTAAAACTTGTTAATGGATTAAACTGAAATGCTTCAAAGCCTCTATCATTTAAACTTGTTAATGGTAGTACTTCTAAATCTCCTGCTTCAGGATTACCAATAAGCATACTCCATTCTAATGGCATCTGTATTTGCCATTTATCTATTTGTAGTACAACTGCTGGTGCAGAAAAACTTTCTAAATAAATTAAAGGCATAAAAAAGTAATCAGGTTCTTTTGGATCTGAATTATCTAAAACAGAATACCTAATGTCTTCATTAATTTCTTTAGGTAAATTATTTAGATTGTATGCTTCGTTGTCTAATGTTAATATTCTCATTTGTTCTCCTAATCTATGGCTATCTTTTCTATTGTAAAAGGATAGTTTGCTTCTTTGTAAAACTTTTTCCTTTGTGTAAGATGCCGTTTAGCAAATTTACATCTGCTAGTGATATCCCATATTTGTACATGGTCCTTGTCTTCTGCCTTTCTAATGCCTCTACCGATTGATTGTATAACACGTACAAACGACTTGCCTGGCTCAATAAGAACAAGATTAAAAATACGCGGAATGTTAATACCCACTGCGGCAACACCATATGTAGCAATAATAACTTTATTGGTTGCTGTTTTAATTTCGTCATAATGTTCTTTACGTTCATCTGTTTTTGTTACTCCACTGACAAACGTACTGTTTTCTATATTAGATTGTAACATATTTCCTGCACTAATCCTATCTACAAGTACCAAAGTATTACCATTCTGGGCAATTTTTTCCACCAAACTAGCAACCCATTCAATTCTTTTTTCGTTAGTTGTTAGGTATTTTAGTTCTTCTTGATAATTTCCAAATGCTTGTACATCATCTGTTTGTACAATGTTTACATGGCAGTTTGCTAATACACCTTTGTCTTGTAATTCTTTTGCACTAATCTGACCAATAACTTCGCCAAGTCCTGCTCGTATGCCTTGGAATTCGAATTGTTCTTTTGGTATTGTTCCTGTTAGTCCCCAGCGTATTGGAACATGAGCAAAGTTTTGTGTAAGCAGTTGCTTAAGAACATCTGCTTTGGCTTGATGTACTTCATCAACAATAATACATTTTACATCTTCCATTGCTTCTTGAAACGTAATAGCCGCTTCGTGATTTTTTGTTTTCTTACTAAGAATGTTTAAACTTTGCCAAGTACAGATAGTATGTGTATGTCCTAATTCTTTTCGATCACCGTAATACACACCTACATCAAGATCACAGTTACGATAGTCTTCTTCTGTTTGCGTAACAAGTGATTTGTTAGGAACAATTACTAAACTACGACCATATGGTTCACATAAGTGTGACAGTGTTGCAGTAATGATTGTTTTTCCTGCCCCTGTTGCTACTTCTTGTAATGCTTGTGGATTTGCTAGAAAGTTATTAACAACATCAAGTTGATAGTCACGCAATACTATAGGCTCGCCTGCCATCTGATGTCCTTCGGGCCATACTGTTCCTTGGTCTTTCCAATAGTTTTCATTTATCTTATTAAACTTTAATTGTGTTTGTTCTCTAAGATCTTCTACTTCAACATATACGCCTTTATTGTCTAACTCTACTAAAACTTCTTCTAGCATACTAACATACGTAGTGCCGCCTAGT